ATCATAAGCTCTTTTTTTAGATCTACCTATGCCTACATAGAAAACTTGATTAGTATCTTTTCTTTTATGAAGATATACTATTGACATAATTTTTTAATCTTCTATTACAGATAAAATCTCGGTATCTTTTGTGATGAAATAATCTTCTCCTTCTACTGTGATTTTCATAGTTCCCATTTTTGGGATTAAAACTTTTTGGCCAATTTCAAATTGAGAATCTACAAATTCTCCGCGATGCCAATTATAAGTTTTACTTACTGCAATTACTTCGCCCATTTCAGGACGTTCTTTTCCAAGATCAGGAATTACGATTTGACCATAAGTCTGCTCTTGTTCTTCGACTGGTTTCAGTATAGTGAAACCGTTTTTTGGTTTTAATGTACTCATATATTTTATTCTGTGATTATTTCTAAATCTGGTACCTCTTCAGTAAAATAAAGTAAACCGTTATTTTTAAAAACGTGAGAAGCTCCAAACAATTCTTTGGCAGCATCTATGTTTAGGATTCGATCTTCCGCGTAAGTTTTCTTTACGGAGAAAAGAGAATCATTTACTTTAATGAAATTTTTGCAAATTGAAAACATAACTGGTTACTTGGTAGGACTCGATTATCCTTTTAATAATTGTTTGGGAGTGGTAATTTTGATTTGTTTTACAGCTTTACCTTCTGCAATTGGAATTGTTAGGACCAACAATCCCTTGTCCAAAGACGCCGTTAATTTACTTAAGTCGAATTTGGTAGAAACTTTCCAAGTGAGGTTAAAAGAAGATCTCTTAATGCCTCTGTAAATCTGTGCTTCTTCTTGTTTGTTTGGTTTTTCGTAGGTTATTCGCAATTGATCGCCTTCAACGATAATGCTAATGTCCTCTTGATCTAAGCCTACTGCAGCAACTTCGAATCGAATGCCGTCTTGAGTTTCAAAAATGTCTACGGGGTGCGATACTTTCTGCGTAATTGCAGAGAAATTTGATTGTGTGTCGAAAAGATCTCGCCATAATAGGTCGAATGAATCTAGCTCAAATGGTCTAAATGTCATTTTGTTTAAGTTTGTGTTCCCCTTTGGGTGAACGGTTAAATAATTGGTTCGTAACTTAAGGCCTACCAAGTACCTTGTTTATTTGTAATAAATATACGCAACTTTGCATTCTTGAAAAAATTTAATTATCTAGTGACCGTCCTTAAAGTTTGTTGCGATAGAGTAAGGAGCTTTTAAAGAAATACTTAACTTAGTAGTATTTTCCATACAATCTTGTACTATTTTTGCAGCTTCTAATGATTGACTCTCCCACACTTCTATCAAGAGTTGATCATGAATTTGCGAGCACACCCAACCATTTATTCCTCGTCGTTTAAATTCTCTATTGATAGCGATAGCTGCTCTATTTACTATAGACGCAGACAGACCTTGTATCTGTACATTACAACTATTATTTAATCCATTTTTATAATCCCTATAAAGTCCAGTTATTTTTTCTTCTCCAAATTCGTAAGATAATTGTTTTTTTAAATTCCAGTCTAATAAAGCGTCTCCTAACGCGTCATATATTTCTTTTACTTTGGGTAAATGTCTTATTCTACCAACTTGAGTTTTTATATATCCATGTTCTTTTACATATCTAACGGAGTCTTCCATCCACTTCTTTAATTCTGGAAATCCCGTTAGGTACGCATCAACTAATTTAATCGCTTCCTTTGTTGATACATTGATTAGTTTGCCTAACGCGAATGCACTTTGTCCATAAGGAATTCCCAACGCATAAGCCTTTGCTTTGTTCCTTAATTTAGGCGCTAACTTTCTCAAGTAATTATCTGCCTTTTTGTCTGGAGAATATTGATTGAGTTTTTCTGTCTTTATGGCGATGGTGGAATAGAAGTCCCAACCGTTTCTAAATATGTCCTTTAACCCTTCGTCTCCGGATACGTGACTAAACACGTGAGGTTCTAGAGATTCGTAATCGTCGTCTATGAATATGTTCCCGTCTTCGGGCACGAAGAACGCTCTTACCCTATTATTGTATTCTATAACGATGGGATCGTCGTCTCCTTCCTCTTTCGGTCTAGGTAACTGTTGAGCGTCAGAACCGTACCTACCAGAAACTGTTCCGTGTTGTTTATAATAGAAAAAATAGCGTCCGTCTTCTTGGCCTTCTAAAAATCTTTCTACGTAAGTAGATCTTATCTTTAAAAGTTTGTTGTAAATTCTCAAATTCCTTGCCCACTCTTCTGTGTCGCCGATGATTTGTATCATGTCGTCGTCGAATTGAGGTTTGCCAGTTTTGGTGGTGGATTTGTGTTTTATTCCCAAAGCTCCGAAAGCTATTTCACCGAGTTGGTCCTTTGATTGAATATTGAACCAATTGTTATCGTTAGATGCTTTCCACAGTTTGAGTTGTATCTTGGAAACCAAGTCTTCATCCAACAACTGTTTTTCTCCGTGAAGTAGGAATTGTTTTATGGGGCTTTCTGGAATTCTTATTGTGTTGGAGTTCGTGATGTTGTATTTGCCAGTCTTTTCAGATCTCGGAAATTCTATTCCGCTCTGATCCAACAATTCTATTGCGAATGTGCCTCTATTGTTAGCCGGAAACGCATCCGCAGCTTTTATCATGATCCAGTGCTTTACCTCTGCGTAACTTAACAACTCGTCTACGACCTTCTTCCTGTGATCCTCTAGCGCTTGGGTGACTTCTTCTTTGGTTTTAAGGATTAAATCCATGTCTAACTTTACGCCAGTTTCTTCCATTGGAATGGTCACCTCTTTGTAAAGCGGCATGACTTCGTCCTCGAAGAAGAATTTTTCGAGTCCTTGATCGTGTAGGTCTTTTATGAAGTGATTGTATATTCTGAGAGTGAGATCGGTATCCGCAGCTGCGTACTCTGATAAAATATTTATATCGGCTTTCCAAATCTCGTAGTTTTCTCTTGTAATAGAGCCTCCGTTTTCTTTGATGGAATTCTTTAAAGCTATCTGTTCTTCGTTTGCTGCTTTTTCTACGTCCAATCCAAGTTCAGTTTGGATCATCTTAGCGATACTCTTCAGACCGAATGGAGAGTTGGATCCGAATCCCGCGCCCTCTTCGTTGACGGTGTGTACTAACAACATCGTATCCGCGTGTAAAGACGGAAGCAGATCTATCTTAAAGTAGTTTTTAACGAACCTACAATCAAATGATGCATTGTGCATTATTAGTTTTTTGCCAACTAACATGCTAATTAACTTTATCGACATTTCGTGGGCAGAAATTCCGTCTATGCTCGCATCGATCAATTGCCCGCCTTGAAATAATTTTGTGGGAAGGTAGTAACCCTGTCCCGGTTGTGCAGATATCGACCAACCTATAATTTGGCCCTTTCGCGGATTTAAAGAAGTTGTCTCTGTATCGAATGCTATTAAGTCATTCTCTAATATGTGACGGGCTAACTGCTGTGCCTTTTCTTTTGTATCAACTAAAACATAACTTTTTTCTTGCATAACTACTATTTAATCTTTGTCTTTTTTCTTATCGTAAGGGAACAATTCGTTTAGCTTTTCTTTTCTTCTCGTGCAACCGCAATCTTCCTTACCCGCCAAGTCCGCTAGCATACTCGCTATTTCGTCCAATTTTAGCATGTGAGTTATTTTGGCTATAGTATCGCCCAATCCTTTGGATTCTTCACTTTGATTGTTCTCCATTGATTTCTTGTTTCTTGTCTAAGACCATGTCCTCCAATTTCTTAGAGGTGAGTAGCGCCAATATGCTGATCTGGTCCCATAACTGGTCTATCTCTTTTTTCATCTTATTCATCACGTTTAGCTGATACACTTGTAAAATGAGTAGAGCAATTATGATTATGGTGTAAAAATTTTCTTGAGTCATGACTGTAAATTAAACAAAACTTGATTAACAATGATATTTTATTTTTAGGTGACTATTCGCAAGCAATACAATAGTCAAAATTCTTTGCAAAAGTACTCGCCGCGCTGGTATTATGTTGATAGTAAAGCGATTTAATTCCCAATTCGTGCGCCAATAGCATCAATTCGTTAACTTCTTTTGCTTTCGTGTCAGCAGTGATAAACAAATTCAGTGATTGTCCTTGGTCTATGTATTTTTGTCTGTGAGCAGCTTGAATAATAATTTCTCGTTGAGATATTTCTCTCGCTGTCTTGAACACCAATTTTTCGTCTTCTGTTAAAAAGTCCAAGTGTAGTACGCTGCCCTGTTGTTTTTGTATGCTTTCCCAAACTTCGTCAGTATTTTTTCCCCTCTCTTCTAATAGCTTTTCTAAAAAAGTATTTTTGATTACGAATTTTCCCTTAGATAGATCTTTGATCATGTAGTTGCTCATCCAAGGCTCGATGCTCTGTGAAACTTGCATGATAAAGGCAGAAGACGTAGTCGGAGCGATCGCTTGTGTTGTGGTATTTCTTCTACCCAATCCTTGAGTCATTTCGCACTCTCCAAACAATTTTGCCAATTTCTTTGAAGCTTCCAAAGAATTCTTTTGTATGTTTTGTTGAATCTCTATGTTTAGATTTCTAGCGTGTAGGCTTTCGAAAGGAATCATTTTGCTCTGTAATAAAGAGTGATAGCCCAATCTACCTATTCCCAAAGCTCTGTGCTTCTTAGAAAAGGATACCGCTCTTGCCAAGAATTTTACTTTAGAGCCCTTTTCGATAAACTCTGTCATCGCTGCGTCCAATAAAAACGTTAACACTTCCACGCAATCAGTGTCTTTCCACTCTTCGTAGTAAAAATCGTTCATAGATCCCAAATCACAAACGAAAGAGTTGTCTACGTCTGACGGCAGCATGATTTCCGTGCAATTATGTACTAATATATCATTTGCAAAAAAATTGTGATTTTTTTCTACTGTAATATCGTATACTGGTATTTTACTTACAAGTTTAGTTATTTTTATTCCCATGTTAATTAATTAATTGTTTTATATCTGATTAAATATCGTTAACTCATCAGATTCTTCTAGATCTTTAGCCATAACGTAGCCTCTATTAGAAGTATATACTCTGTGTTCAGGAGTGCATATTATTATCTTACCCGTTAAATCATCTTCTATTTGTAGTACTTCAGCATTTTTATTCATTAAAGCGCCATTAAGAATTTTTGTAAATTCAACTACATTAGTCTGAGTACAAAAAGATTTAACTAATAATTCGTTACCCTCTTTAAAAAGATCTATGGCGGTTTTAATATCTACTTTTTGTTCTTCTCCATTCAATATTATAGTTATAACAGTGTTTCCTGCTAAACACATTTGGGAAGCTTTGATTTTGTTCTTCCCTCTGTAAACTTCAGGTACAGATTCGTGATTGTTCGCGTTGTCCGTGTAAAATATGTAAGGTAATCCAGTTTCAAATTTCTTTTGTATTACTCTTGCCCAAATTTTTCTCTTCTTGGCGTCTCCCGCTTTCATCGACTCCAACCACTCGTCAGATACGCAAACTCCCCAAGTTATGTGTTGAATTGGATCTCCCTCGGCTCTGATGTTTAGCCACTCTTCGAAGTCTGGATGATCTATATCTTGGTACGCAGAAAAGTATCCGCGTCTAACCGAGCCCTGATTCATGGATTGGGCGCAAGACTGAAACAGTTCTAAGAAAGCTTTCGATCCGTTGCTGTGTCCGTTATAGGTTATTTCGCTACCTCTGCCTCTCAAAGCTCCGAAGTATCCTGATGTACCGCCTCCGTATTTGCTCATAGTGCCTATTTCTGCTACAGAGCTCAATATGCTCTCTACGCTGTCGTCTACGTAAACTCCGAAACAACTAATTGGCAATCCCCTACTAGTACCAAAATTTGTCCACATGGGAGTGCTCAAACTAATCCATCCGTTAGCTATGTATTGTTGTAATTTTTCGCTATAACCATCTACTCCTAATATCTTTTCTGCAGCGTCGCCTATCACTTTTAACCTGTCTTGTACAGTTTGTCCTGGTAGTAAATAATCTTTTTCAAGAAAAGATTTAGAGTATTGGTTTAGCCACTTAATGTCCATTTAATTTGTCTTTTTGTAATTCGTTAAAAAATATCCTCTACGGTGATTGCTTGTGATTTCTTCTGATAAGCTGTCGGTGTTTTGTGAAAGAAATCAGTGTGAGTCTCTGAATCCACTTCTACGTTAAACCACGATGACTCTTTTAAAAGTTCTTTGTTTATATCGAATATAGGATTTGCGCCTATCATTTGTAAAGATTCATTGAATCGATTCTTAGTAAATTCTAATACAATTTGTTTAGATAAAAAACTTAATTCTCCGAGTTCGAATATCCAATCGATAATATTTTCCTCGGCCGTGTAAGCTTTCTTACAAGCCCTTTCTATAGTCTTATAAAAATCTTGGTTGAACCATTCAGGATTTTCTTTTTTGATCAAATTTATGATATACGCTCCAGCCATTCCGTGAAGTTTTTCTTCCTTCATCGTGGCTTGAATAACGTTGTCTATTCCCTTGAAAGTATTCTTTTGTTTGTTGAAAGATTTTATAATAAAAAATTGGCTGAATAGGGAACAATTCTCTACGAATAGAGAGAAAAGAGTCAGCGTTAGCGTGTACAATTCTTTGTTGTTTGACCCTGCGTTCTTTAAGTATTTTCCCAAGTAATCTATCCTACCTTGAATTACAGGATTCTCGGATAGTTGGTCGAACGCTTCATTAAAACCCAATAGCTCTAACACGTGACTGTACGCTCTGCTGTGTCTTACTTCTGACTCTCCAAAAGTACTGCCCAATGCATCGAATTCTGGTTTTGGAAATTGAGTGTATAAATTACTCCAAAATCTCTTTACGTTGATCTCAATTTGAGATATTGCCAACATGGCATTTTTAACTGCGTTTTTTTCTAGGCTGTTTAAATTCACTTTAAAATCTTGAATATCAGAGTCGTAGGAGTACTCTGTGTGAATCCAATAGCTGTGGTTTATAGCGTCCACAAAATCGTAAAGCTCGGGGTATTCAAACGGCTTAAACGACACTCTTTTATCAAATATAGACATCACTTATTATTTTTAATTCATTATATACAATAGACTAGCCATTAGAGCGCTATTTGCGTTCTATTACGGTAAGTCAATAAATTTTGTGTTAATTAGGCCGATGGAATTTGACCTGAACCATTTTTAGATGCTATAAAACTAGTCGAAATCTTAGAGACATTATTGGTAGTGATCTTATCACCAGATTGGGTATTTGCGCTTCCTGCATTGTACGCTGCGATTTGATCTTTGTATTTAGTTGGCGTATCTGTAGTCCTGAAGGCATTACCTTTTTCAGATTTTTTAAATATGTCTATTAAGAGACTCATAGCGTCTATTTTGTTTTAATAAATATGATCTTTTTAGAATAAACTAACTAAGTTTTTCCAACCAATTCAAAAAACTTTTGATTCAAATAGCTCTTTTCGTCAGGCGTAAACGAAGACTTATTTACCGTCTGGGGTTTAGAATCTCCAGATTGTCCGTTGTCAAAAGTTAGCTCGTCTTCGTCCATTTCTGAACTACTGATCTCTATCTTACCGCAATTCGTATTCACCTTAGCGCCATAAGTCATACCATCAGCGCCATATCTGTTTTTCATAATATGTATACGGCCAGTTCCATTGACCTTGTCCTGACGCTTCCTGGATAACGACATAGCGAAATCTGCTATCATCATCTTATTGTAGGATCCAGCGGCTTTGTCTCCTTCGATAACGTCGTCCTTTGCACCCATCCTATTTACTTGAGACACGGTCCATACAGGTACTTTTAATTCCCTTGCCATGCCTTTTACTGCCGTGTATACGTCGTCTATAGCGTCTTTTGGATCTATTGACCTTGTTTTGCTCTTTAGTAGATCAACGTAGTCTATGATCACCAAGTCTGGTGGATACTTTAAGTCCCTACACTTTTGAATGTGAGATTCTATCGTAGCCGGTCCGACTTTTCCCATCGGATACTCTTTGATGATTAGCTTTCCAGGTAATTTTTCTATTGCTGCTGTTACTTTATCTTTGTGTAAGTGAATCTGTTGAGCGTCGATACCCGTAAATATAGCATCGTACCTCTTTCCTACGTAGTCCTCTGAAAGTTCTAAAGTGTAGTGACACACAGTATATCCTGCGGCGACAGCCATTGCGCCCAAATTAACCAACATCCAAGACTTTCCACCGCCGGGATTACCGAATATCAGTCCAAGATCTCCCACTCCCAAACCTCCCATAAGAAGGTTGTTTAAATTGTCCCACGGAGTCGGTATTGGCGATCTCTGTTCTTGTCTGTAACGAGTCTCCATGTCCTTTTCGTACTCGTGACCTATTGTTTTGTCTTGACCTGCTTTTGCTGCAGTGTTGACTATTTGTCTAATGTCCTCGTACTCTCCCTTTTCTAACAACTTAACCGATTCTAATATCGCGTTTTTTAGTTGTTGATTTCTACAAAAGTTAGAAAACTCCTGTTCTACGTATTCTCTATCATCGTTTGTTGCTTTTAAGGACTCCTTTAATTGCTCTACTACGCTTACCTTGAGTACTTCGTTGTCGATCTTCTTTACTTCAACTTGTAAAGATTCTGGAGATGGGGTTGTGTGATACTTGTAATAATACCTTAGCGCTTCTGCGATAATCCACTTGTGCGCTGGAGAATCAAACATATTGGTGTCCAATACGTCGTTAACGTTCTGTAAAAATTCTTTGTTCTTTAATAAACTGCTTAAAACCTTTATTTGAAACCCGTGACCGTAACTTTGTAAAGTATTTAATACTGCCATAACTTATTCGTATTTTTAATTATTATTTAGCGATAGCGACTCAACTGATTAAATTTTTCAAACAGCCATATTTGAAGGTTGTTTATGCTTTTGCCCAAGTCGTCTTCTTCGTAAAGCTCAGCAAATTCTTTTGGTTTAAAAGTCTTTGTTGGATTCTCTAGAATGTGATTAATCGTGTTCATAGAATCTTCAGGTATGTTTGGATTTTTTAAGTCCATCAATTTTTCGTTTACGTACAATTGATTTTCAAACGCCAAAACTCTTTCGTATATGGTACCCGTACTAGCTCTTGCTTTATCTAGTATTTCGTCCAGCGTGAATACCGTGTCTTCTGCCAACTCAGGATAGTGTTTCAATAGAGTTTTTTGCCCAATGCCTCTAACTCCAGGAACGTTATCCCCACTGTCTCCCATGAGTACTTTCTGTGCTAAGAAATTTTGTGGAGTCACACCGTATTCTGTCAAAACGTCTTTGTATTGATAGAATTTTTTCTTGATTGGAGAATATATAGTAATCTTTTCGTTTACGAGCTGTAAATAGTCTCGGTCGCTAGACACTATAGTGACTTCTCCTGGTAATTTACCCGCTAAAGCTCCAATCACATCGTCCGCTTCGATCTTATCGATAGACAGTAAATCTACTGGTAAACACTTCAAGTAGTCTATGAGTCGAAGTATCTGATTCGTAATCGATTCTGCCTCTTGCTCTTGATTATCGAATAGGTCCCAATTAGTCACTCGTCTGTATCCTCTATTAGCTTTGTATTCAGGATACAAGTACTTTTTGTTTGTTGATCCTCCTTGGCCATCAAAAACTAGTATGACCCGAGTGGGTCTTACTAGATTGATAGCGTAACCCAAAGACTTCAAGTATCCTGTAAGTCCTCCTATATGCACTCCGTATTTGTTTATGTGATTGATGATGGTAAACGATCGTATAAAAGCGTTCAAAGAATCTATGATCAGAACCCTATCGTTTAACTTCAAAGGCTCTTCGTTTACTTTAACTTCACTTTTATCTATGCTTTCTAGCATCTGTTTATACCGCTCTTGCATAACTTATTTTTAATTATTAAATATACTCTATTTTTTTTTCTTTTAAGAGATTATAAAATTGGTATAACGTTAAGTTTTTTTCTTGCTTGTAATCCTTACTAGATTTATACTCTATACAAGTTATCTTGTCTAAAAGTTTTTTAGATGCATTAAAATTTCCAAATAATTTAGGATTGTGTAAATTATTATGTTTTTGACGAGTTAATTTGCCTTGTAAAATAGACTCTGACGTTCTTTTATAAGATCCATTAGCTTTTCTACTATTAACCATTTTTGTTACATGATCTTTAGACTTTTTCTTATTTTTTAAATTTTTAGAAAGTATATTTTTTACTTCTGAGAATGCTGAAGCAGATGGAACAAAGCCTCGTCTTTTTAATCCAAAAAACATTGCTGTATACGCTAATTTTATTTTTTCGTTATCTGGATATATTTTGCATAATAATAAGTGAGAAATGTAATGTTCTTTGGCCGTCAATAAAACTAGATTTGTATGAAATTTCCATTGTCTTTTAGTACCTTCACCTCCCATACATTTAGGGACAATATGATGAATTTCATAATATACTATATCGTTTTTTTCTCTATTTTCTAATCTAGCTTTTTTGATTAAGTCGTCATATATTTTTTTATAATTCATAAAATAAAAATGGTCCAAAAATACATGAATCTGCAACATTGCATGCATTTAAGGACCAAAATAAATTTATCGTAAATAATCAGTTGCAGTAATTATTATCTACAATAAATATGCATCTATTCAGAATCGTCGAACATAACTGAATTTTCTGGTATTTCTTCTATTATATCAAAGTCATCTGATCCAAGAGTTTTTATCCATTGATGAGAATTCTGTTTTTTGTATTTGTCTATTGCTGATGGTTTATCTTCAATAAATCCTGTAACTGTCATTATAATTTTTCCAACTGAAGTGATACCTGTTACATGGTTTTTATCGCAACTTATTTTAGTTCTCTTTGCAAATTCGATGTCTTTTCCATTTTTGGAAGCTTTTATCTTATTAGTTCCAGAAGAAGTAATGCCTCCGAATGTAATTACTAGAGAAGAATCAAAATACATAGTTGTGCCACCCTTGTTATTCATTTTTGGTTGACCCATAGGATGCTCTGGTTTCGCAACCCAGACTTTATTGATCGCCACTAACGTATTAGTATACTGTTGACTCTCTTTCCTAGACAAGATAATTTTTTGATTTATATAATTACCGAACTGTTGAGACATCGCTCCAGCATTCCATTCATTATTCACGGTACCTTTTTCTATGCACATTCTACAAGGAATCGATCCAACAGAATCCCAAAAGAAACACAGATCGTAAGGTAAGTTGCCCTTTTTCTGTTCGTCTAAAATGTCTAACACGAATGCTGCCACGTCTTCAATACAATTTAATTTTTCTCTATCTACGTAAACGAAGAATCCGCTATAATCGTTAACAACTCCGTCGCTGTCCGCCACTTCTTGGAATTGAAGTCCCATTTGTTTTGCGTGTTCCCAATTCCATTTCATCTCTGTGATAATGAATATCGGTAGTATACCCATTTTTTGCGCGGTTACAGCTGCTTCCAATAAAGCCGTAGTTTTACCTGTATCGGAGTGACCCCTTAAAAGAGTGATGTGTCCAATTGGAATACCGGGAATTTGTAGCGCGTCTTGAAACGCGGGAGATAGAGGTATCCACGCTTGTTGCTTAAACTTCACTGAGGTAGAAGATAGATTTTTAGACTGTTTAAACTTGTCCAAATTAAATTCGGACTTTATTGCCGTTGATATTTTGCCTGTGAGTGCTTTTGCCATAACTAAAAGTGTTTAAAAAACCCTCTTTTTAGGGAGGGTTTGTGATAAAATCAAAAGTCAAAAAGTTCATCTATTTTTGAGTCGATGTCCGTTTTTGTCGTACTCAAAGAAAAGTGTTGTTTGGGTACTACTGGTTCGGGAGTTTTTTCCCAAGGAAGATCGGATACTTCTTGGCTTTTACTAGACGCTTCTGGAGCCTTTACTACAACAGCATCAGCGTTCTCTTTGATTTCTTCTTCGGGATTTAAGTGACTCATGAGAGTGCTTTTCATCTCTTCGTAAGAATACTTTTTGAACTGTGTCGTTGGATCGGGCTGCGTAGTCAACCACTGTTGTACTTTTTTAGCGTCTTCTGAAAGCGGGGTAGTTTTTGTTCTCACCCTTACGCTAGAAGTGTTGTAAGAAAGGCCAGTAGTTTCTTTTCCCTGTACGTCGATAATGATATCGCGACCTTGAATGGGATCAGTAAAGTCCCCGATGTCTTCGTCCTCGGTAAATGCCAATAACTCCATGTAAACTTGCTTACCGAATCCCCAAAGCAAAACGCCCTTTTCTTCTTCGCCTCTAACGATAACCGGTACGTACGTTCTCATCTTTGGTTCCAACTTCTTGGCCAACTGCCAATCTTCTTTAACTGAAGACTTCCTCAAGCCTTGAGAGAATTCAACGATGGGATCCTTTTCGCCAAAATTTGATAGAGCGATCATGGTGTTTTTGTTACCGATTCCGTAGTGGAAGAATAGCTCTTTAAACGGGTTCGATTTGTTGTACGCTGACGGAACTATGCGTACTTGATGCTTTCCAATTGGCGGAGACCACAGTGTCTTAGACAGTTCTCCTTTTTGTCCTCCGCGTGGGTTTTGTAGAGCCGCTAAGCGCGACTTAAGTGCTGTTAAATCCATAACTGTATTTTGTTTTATTTATCAAATGTAACGTAATCGGGGAAAGAAAAAAATCTACGATTCGAGTTATACTGTCACTATCTTGTGTATGTGAGTGTTTAACTTTCTTAGATCGTCCCCTTGAGTCAGTAGAATAGAATTTTTGTAGTCGGGCCAGTTTATGATAAACTTTGTGTCCAATACTCCAGAGTTTAGGGATTTGATTAGCGTATTCAAAGCGTTGATAGTGTACAGAGTATTAGAATCTTTTTTCCTGTGTAAAAGGATAGTGTTTCCAAGGATTTTTGTGCTCGATCCCTCTATTTCTATGTTGTAAGTACACATGTACTCTTCTGATTCCGGCGATTCCAGAACGAAGATTTTACCGTACATAATTTTGTACTCTTTATTTATCTCGTGTAATTTATCGTCTAAGTTTTCTTTCGTAGTAAAACTACAAAATAGTTTATTGCTCATATATTCGCTGGTAATATTCAGGTATTGGTTTCCTATCGTGTTCGTTCCTTCCATAACTATTAAGTATAAATATTGATTGTTGTTATTAAAATGCGTAATTTGTTCCGTATTTGTGCTTTACTACCATGTTTCCGTCTTCTAGGATTCTTTTTATGCACAATAGAGTCTCTTTTTTGTCCGTCTCTGCGAAATCGAATAGAAAAGAGTCGTAGGTGATTAATACTAGCTTCGTGGCCAGCTTATTTTGCTCTAGGTATTGGTTTATACGCTCTATCTTAGAGACGTTGGCCAGAGTCTCCTGGTTCTGCACCACGTAGTTAAAGAGCTTCAGTCTGTTCATGTCTTTCGAATACTTCAAAATCCTTCCTGTGGGTAGAGCTATCGCGCCCTGTCTTTTGTAGTTTTCCCACACGTCTTGAACGTAAGAGTCCATTTTTTCAAAAAATTCTATGTGCTTGTACTTTTTATCTACTCCACCGTACAACTGTTTGAAAGTTATGGTTTTTGACTCCCTGTACTCCTCTTCTGTAAGTTCGTCTTTTTCGAAGTATTTTTTACCCAATTCTGTGTGTACGGATTTATTTCCCCACTCGTATCCTATGAGATTTCCTATTAGGCGCAAGTGATAAGAGTCGAAATCGAATTCTACAAAGTAGTTGTTAGTAGGAACGAAACACTGTCTATACTCTGTATCTTTTGGAATCGCTAAGAAATTGATGCCGTTAAAAGAATTGGTCGGTCTTCCGGTTAAATTGTACAAGTTGTAGTAAGAGTAAACGCGATTTCCCTCCTTAGAAAATTTTTCGCTGCTCAAGTTGTACTTTTGCAACAGCTTTTCTTCTACGATGCCTATTGGATTCTCTTCTACTTTTTTGTAAGCGAGAATAAGTTTGTCTTGAAATTTAGTGTCTGCCTCTAATTCAAAAACAGATTTGACAGATTCGTACAAACACTGGCACTTTTCGTAGTGCTTGGATATGGGTATTATCTCGTTTATATTCGCAGTTTCCGAGAACCTAGAATAGTAATTATTTTGAAGCAACGTATCGCATTCGAAAGGTTCGTAGTTATTTGTCTGATCTAGGCATATAAAATTTATATCAATAGAATTTGGCAATTCTAGAAAGTACGAGTGGTACTTTTTGTCTATCAAGTAGACAGTCTTGTGGGATGACAAGAAACTCTCTACCAATTTTAAATCAAGAGAGAAGGCCTCCGAGTGCTTGAAAGGAAATACGTAGCCCTTTTTGCCGTCGTTGTAATATAATAAACTTGGATAAGTTAATTTTGGGTGATACTTATCGTTACCAGCGATCAACTGCACGAAACACTCTTCGCTTGGTTTCATCTGACTGAACTGGTCTGTTGTCTCTACGATAAAATACATTTCCTATAACCTTTATTGATTATAAATGTATTTCATTTAATTAGAAGAAAGAAATCTATTTATGCAGTGGGTTTGGCGAACTTGGAATAATTTCCACCGATAAATTCAATCAGACCAAAGAAATTTGGGTTGGCCTTTTCTACCAATCTTTTGTTTGTGTCTATTATTCCCGCCCTAGTATCGTATTGACTTATTCTAGTGGAATTTAGCGGTCCAGTTAATTTCCAAGCTATCGTGCAAGTCTGTAACATTGACACATCGTATCCAACTGCTCCGTTTGATATGTCTATGTATTCCATGGGAGATATTTCCGTGATATACCCGTTATTATTCACTTGCTTGACAAAATACCTATTGATGTAGCCCAAATCGTAATCGCTCTGAATAGGGTTGGGAAAGTAAGAAACAGGAGTTTTTGGCTTGGTCTTCGATAGTTTTGTTACTGACGCTATCTTCTTAGTAAAGGCTTGTGTTCCATTCACAGACTGTACGTTTGCGTTATACGATGGAATGGGTTCGAGTGGTTTATTCGGTCCAACTATTGGATTGGGCCCAGAAAAACTAGCTCCTCTATAAGTTGTGTAATACAAACCAGTGTATGGAACGCCATCAGCTAAAAATTCGTTTCCCTTGGTTATTTGATTTGTTTTTATTTTAAACGACGGATAATATCTTATTGGCATAAATCTAACTTATATTATTTGACACATGAATATGATCATTATGACCACCACCAGAAAAGGCATATTGAAGAACAGCTTTTGAATTTCCACTTTCAGAATTTAAAATATACCCTAATTTATTTAAGCTATTTACAAATGGATCTACTAATGTTTTAAAATTACTTGGACCAATATGTTCATTATTAATATAGGTTATATCGACCGCATTTCCTATTACATGTCTACTTAAATATCCTGATTTGGTTAATTCATCATGTTGTAAAGCTGTTGACACAGTAACTGTAAAATTATTATTTATAGCGGCTGTATTAATGTCGTTTAATAAATTTGGATTAATTTTTTCATTATCAGTGCCATTTATAAATTTAATGTTTGAATATTTACTTCTATCAACAATAGGATTATTATTAGATCTTCCAGTTTTAGTATCTGTAACAACATTAGTTGTTATTTTTAATGGCGCTTGACTGTACAAATTATTTATTCTATCTGAATCAAATACGCTTTGATCCTTTATCAATATCATATTTCCTTTGATTTCTGTATCCCACACGTTATTTTGTATAGTGTGAGCTAGTCCAACTGTTGCGAACGCAACTTTTGCGTCTGCATACAGTTTGCCTCCAGTAGCGTCGACCAAGCCTGGGGTTGCCCTAGTCGAATACGTGTAAGGTAATACACTAGGAGGAAGAGTAAATGCTTGACCCATAGAGAATCCAGCAATACCGTCTGTTTTAAAATCTACAGAAACAGGAATCATTGCAGAAGATCTATTTGGGCCAGAATTGTTTACAATTTTACTCATTCTTTCGATATAGTAACTTGTAGCTTGACCAACGTCCGCTTTATTGGGTTGAACTGTACTATAAAATAATCTTATAGTATCGTTAAACTTTTGGGCTGCCCTCAATAGAGAATCGTATTTTTCTTTGGATATATTGGCTTGCTTATCGCTTATTATTTTTTTCTCTTCAGGACTTAGGTCTGTTTTTAACGGTATGTATCTGTCCTTATAAGAATTGTTTATGAATCCAAAACTGCTAGCATTTATAGAATTTGCTGATTGATCGCTTGGATTTGAATTAGCAGATATTGCTAACATGTTTCCAAGGTTACTGCTAATTTCTGTCTGTATGCTTAGAGATTTCGCTATGGAATTTTTACCGAATACTGGTATTTGATCTGTAACGTTTTGAGATACCGCCGTTTCTTTCTCTGCTAAAGGTTGAACTTGATCGTCGACTATAGAAAAACAGTTTGAAGAATCGTCGTAGGCCACCCTAAATACGTTCATACCGCCCAAAGACTTGTTTAGGTCCTTCACTAAATTATCCAAGAAGGGTTTTAAATACACGCTGTTCATTCCGTCCTTGTTAGAAAAGTCTTTCAGGGTATTTAATATGTATTCGCAACTGACTAATATTTTCATAGTCTTTCCACGATAAGCTCCCCTAAGTTCAGAAGTTTTAAATTTTGGAATATCATTAGACAGATTGGGTTCTTTTACTGGATCGTACAGATCGCTCGCGCTTCCAGAAATAGGTGCTGAAATTTTGTTTCCTTCTAATAGGTTATTGTTAAATAAAGTTTTGTATTTTTCTAGGCCGGCCTGGAATCCTATCAAAAAATCGAAAGGGTTAGTGGTGAATTGTAAAGGGTCGCTCAAACAAAAATTCGTTTCGGGATTGTAATCTATATAAACCAGTGGCTTTGTATTTTTATCGTTGGTTTGACGTCCTGTTTCGCTCGCTTCGTACATTGTGCACATGGCATTCATTATCATCAACAAGAATCCCAACTGAACGTATACTGGATGAACGATTTCACCGCCTCCCTCTACTGGTTCGTTGATTTGATAAGGTATTACGTAAATAGTAGTCAATTCGTCGTAATTAACTTTCGGAATATCTCTGGATGTGGCCTTTCCTGCCATCAATGCTGAATTAAATCCGTACTTTGCAAATATTTTAATAGAATTGGGATCGTCAATCAATTTTGATATGTACGTTTCATCGTCTGATCCGTATTGATCATTCGTAGATCCATTGAATAGCTCTGATATAAAATCCCCATAAATCCCGTATTTCATTATACTGTCGAAAAATTTTCTATTTTCATCTTTCGATAACGGATAATTAAATATTTTATATCCAATATTAATATCCAAACCTGACTTATTAACAGATTGAGTGAGTCCATAAAGTTCTATTGCTCTTATTGCCAATTCTAAATTCGATTGATATTTTAACGATGAGTCTATTTGCGCATTGATCGCTTGTTCGCTAGTAGGTTCTGCTGCTTGATTTTTTGCTTTATTGGCTTCTGCGTCTTTATTCGCTTTATCTTGAATACCTTTTATTACATTTTCTTCGGTAATAATTCCATTAGTCTGTGTAAAATCGGCTATCACCGCAGCGTCATTTATTATTAAGTATATGGGCAGAGTATAAGTACCCAATTCAGGGGGTAAATTTCTAGTCTCTTTGCCGAGGACAGTCTCTATTATTTCTGTTTTGGGTGTTAACGCTTCAAAAGTAATATTTGTTGTAAGTTCTAGATGCAAGGTTTGAGTGTCGCTTTCAAAAAATACAGGCGGCTTAACCTTAAAGCCCTCAGTAGTATCTAGCGGTCCACGCTGTGGTTTCCATTCTACGCTTGGGTCCTGTAACTTTTGTATTATAGCGTTCCTTATTTCAGAATATAAAGACGGTTGATTAAATATACTTTTGGGAGCAATTTTAGAGCTTGGAGGCTTTGGGTATTCTGGAATAGCGAGTTGTACTGTGTATTTAACATTTTCCACTTCATAATCTATGGACACTACTCTAAAAATATTGTCGATAGAGATGTTTGTATTAAGTGTTGAATTAAGGCTGGTTGTATATGTTGTTGATGTTTTTCCACTGATCGCTTTCAGTACGCCTTTGGTATTTAACGATGGGTCTTTTATATTAGATCTATCAAAGCTTTCGTAATTAAATTTATCATCGTACGTTAGCAAATAAGAAAAGTCTGAAGTTATTTCATTAAAATATTTATTTAAGTAAGGCAAATTTAGTTTAAAAGTAGTTCCTTTACCTGCAGTATCTAATTTTAAAATAGACTGTATGTTGAAAAAACCAATTTGTGGGCCTGTGTTTTTAGTAGAATAATAAAAACTAGCTTTAGTAGCCTCTTGTTGATCTAAAACCGTATCAGTTATATTTGTTTTATCTGGGCGATTTAAATCGGATTCGTATACGTATTGTAAATTGTGCGTTTCTATTAACGCGGAGAGTATTTGATCTTGATAGCTTTTATTATATTTAGGATCAGCCTTCTCTGCTTCTATTTTTTTTTGAGTTTCAGCAGCTGCTTGCTGCTGCGCATTTGCTTGTTCGACTGCCTGTTTTTGTAGATTGGCTTTTGCTACGACTTCTAAGTATTGTTTGACTTGGTCCCGTACTACGTCAGGCAACTTAGAGGGATTATTGATTTTCAAAGAATCTCCAATTATACCTAGACTTATTACTTTTATAAAACAGTCGTAACCTCCCTCTTGATTCAAAGAGAAATTAAATTGAGTGACCATTCCCAACATTCCATCGTAATTACCTGCTGTCTTTCTAACGTTTTGACCTATCTTTAAGTTGATCTGTTCCTTTGTAATTCCCTGTTGAAAGGGATCTATTGCATCCAATTCTGTATATCCGAACTCTTTTTCTATCGTGGTTGAATTACTTTTTACGTAAACTGTGTGTCCCCATTCTATCAACATCGTGTATCCCAATTTAAAATACAAAGCGTCGATAACATCGAGTTGCATTTTATCCCATACTTTAAAATTTATGGTGGCCATTTTTATCGATCCAAGTCTGCCTTGAGTCTCTATTCTTGCATCGCTAATTCCTGGCATTGGTCTATAACCGTAGTTCTGAATCTCTTGATCTCCCAGCATTCCGTACGCTCCATCGTATCCAAGTCCCGATCTCAGTCTATCTTTTCTTGGATGCAAGTATTGAGAAGTGCCGCCGAATAACACGTATTTTTTTGCGAGGTCTTCTGGATTATTTATATCTGAAATACCTAGTGTATTTTTAAAATAATCCATATCTGTACTCACTTTGTCCCTTTCTCCGTTTATATTCACAGAAGAAACTACTCTGATCCATGCAGTTTTATTTGCTAGATATAGTATATTCGAATCGTCTCTATTTTCCTGCGTATTGTAATCGGATCTGAGTTTGAGCTGATCTTTTAACCAATTTGGTAGAGCCGCGCCCAAAACGTTAGATATTTTATTGTCCAAAGGCATGTCTATCTAATTGAATTTATTTGTTTATAACTATTTACTATGCTAACGATATTTGATGGGATTCTTAGTTGCATTCCAATAGGAGGATACAAAGAATCGGAAGTCAGAGAATTTGCAGAAGCAAGTATCCACCAAAAATCGCTATCATTATAGAAATTCTGTGCTAAAATATCCAATCTATCTCCCAAAGTTGTAATTACGTAAGAGTCCTGATCTGTCACAGGAATATCTGGGTATATATTATTTATATAATATTGACTTCCTGTTGTTGACGCATTGGCTATCGAAATTGTTTGGTATCTATTGAACATTTATTTTACTTTAGAATTTATTATTGGTTGAAGCATTTTGTAACTCAGCGTTAAATTGGTTATTTTGTTTTTCTTGTTGATTAATAACATCTAAAAATCCTTTTCTACTAATTATAGCCGATCCAAGAGTTCCGTTAGCGTCCTTAACCGATCTTCTAGGCAATTCGTCGAATATTGGTTTGAAAGATACAGCCACGTCTATCACTTTTGGAAGTTGAGCGATTGGGTTGTCAGTATGGTAGCTAGTTAGTTCCCATGGAGAATTATTATCCACCGTTAAATTCACGCTTTCTAATATGCCAGGTACTCTATACAAATAATCTCCTATCGTCAATTTTACTATAGGCGCTCTCATGTATCCTCTAGAAGAATAATCAGGATACACTTGTGAAGTCAAATAGTTTAATTTATTGTACAGTGGTTTCATTTCGTCCCTAGAAAAAGCCACTATTCTAAATTCAAATCCTATGGATCTATTGAACCCCTGATAGGTGTAGAATGTTTCTCCCCTTCCCATATACTTGAAAGAGTTCCATTCTCCACTATTACTATCGTTTATTCCATTAGTTAGAAAAGCCCTAAAAATCAATGGTACTGATTGACCTGGTTGATCATTACTCATACACTCAAAACCGAATTTTATAATGTCGTCTGATTCGGAAGTAGTGTTCTCAAATGGATCGACATTTATTAAGTCAGAGACGTTAGCTTTATTTAATTTATCCACTCCTTTATCATAAAATCTAAAATCTACTCCCTTAGAATAATCCCAAATAGTACTTCCAGATGGAGCTCCAGTAATTTTTCTAAAATCGTTTAATTTGGTTGAGTTTCTGTTTTTTCCATTGCCAGCTAAAGACTCCGCTGTATTTATAGACCCGATAGGCATATTTTGAATCTGCTCGTACGCCATAGTAAACACATTGGGAAACAATTGAGGTTTATCTTTCGTTAAGTCGTACGCTTTTGAGCTATTCGAATCTCTTTTTATTACGGTCTGTCCCAGTCCGTAAGTCGATCCAGGACCTCCCAAATATTGGAATAAGAGCCCATTATTTAAAGAAATTCCTAACTGATTGACCAAGACAATATTGTCTACTTCTTGGTCTGATACTATAGGTTGCGATTTGGATTTTAATTTTAAATTTTGTAATATCAACAAGCGGTTTGTGGCTTGCACTTCTTTTTGACTTTGTAATAAAAACTCTGCTCCTACTACGTTTGTATAGTACTTCGCGTTGGTGTCTATGGGAAAAGCCCCGTGTCTAGGTATGTGAGTACCAGTACCAGAAGCTAAAACTTGTACCAGCGTATTCGCTCCGCCATTATACACTCTAGTATTTTCTAGTACGCCGACCTCTGTGGTTCCACCGAATAAATCTCTAAGGCCAGAAATGACGCTTACAGAATTTCCCGTTTGAATTTTTGGATTAGTGAGTTGAAGTCCCACTTGTTTTTGTACGAAAGCGGCGCCTCTTGGTGCATCCTTTAAAAATTTTTTTATTCTGTCCCTATCTATTTGCCCTGCGACAGTAGATAGAGATCCTCCTCCAATTTGAAAGTTAGAGCCTCCTCGTATTGGATAATCCAAGCCATCGTTTGCTCTATAGTACGCAAGATCTATCGGAGGGGGCGCTTGATCAGGAGAATAAAATTGCTCGTAAGGTTGACCCGACCAGCCACCACCAGGGCGATCGCTTCCGAATTTTAGAGTTTTTAAAGACGTTTTTAAATCTATTAGAGGCATTTTTCAATTTTTGTTATTGTTTTCCGTAAAAACCCGTACTTTTATCAGTCGACGTGCTAGAAGATTCTGAAAACTGTTTTAAATTTACTTTGGCAGTATACGGATTTATGTTAAATTCTTGGTTATTTTGTACAACTATCTTCGGTGCAGATGTGGATCCTGCAGATTGTAACGCTGTTGCTGGCGTGCCTTCAGACCTAGCTTTGCCGTCTGACACAGTTGCCGGAGAAGAGAACGCATTGCCGCCTCCTCCTATAGTAGTTCCCCCAAATGAACTTCCCAAATTCGATACAGTGTCTATTAAGTCTTTGTCTATATCTATGCCAGGCAACAAATTTAAGAATTTCATTATTCCACCAACCACGCTGCCAGTCACCTCTAAAACTGTAGAAAAGAAACTCTGCAATTTGTTTATTATGGTTTCTATATTTTTTGGTTCACCTAACCAGTCAATTGCCCTATTTATAAAATTAACTATGTTGCTGTTCGATATTAAGTCAACGAATCCTTGTTTTATTTTGTCCATAAAACCAGCTATCTTCTCTTGAGCTGAGGCGTTCATTATAGAATTTGCCGTATCTTCTCCAAGAGCTTTAGACATTTCTTTTTGCGTGCCATATTTCGCTAACGCCAATTGGTATTGTTTTTGAGCGTTGTCCGTGTCTTTGGCTCCTATCTTAGACATGTACTCTTGCTTCTTTAACATATCGGCCATTTGATCCCTGCTCATTCCAAAAGCTTTCGCCATTGATTCCGCTTGGATCCTATTCAATTTTAAGAATTCTGAGGAGCTACCGACTTGACTAGTAATTTCTTGAGCCGCACCCGCCAAATCGTTAGTTAAGAACAATTCTCTGGCTTTCATTAGATTGATGTCTTTGCCTGTCAATAGTTGAGCTTCAAATTCGCTAGATATACTAGATTCGAAGTCAAGGAAAGAGTCAGCCATAGAATCTAATTGCTTTATCTCTAGTCCCATCGCTTTGATAGTAACTAGGCTTTTTGTTAAAGTCGCAGGATATTTGGCAAACGTAAGTCCCAAGTAACCTCCTAAATTAGACGCCTCTTTAAGTACTCCTTTTTGATTAAGCTGTATTCCTGTGGCTCTTTTTAGTCCCTCGACTTGAGCAAACACAGAATTCATTATGTCCTTTTGATTTTTTCCCAAAATAACAGACGACTCTACCAAAGAACCCCTTGTCTCTAGGTCCAATCCGGCTATCTCTTTTAAGTGAATGTCTGTTTGTAATCTATCGTTAGATAGCGTATTCAAAACTCCCAATTGGTTTCCCAACTCAATTTGAGTTTCGAATAATTTTTGGCTGTTTACAAGGCTATCATTGACGCTGTTAGAAAACTTATTGAAAGAATTGTTAAGTTGTAGAGCCTGTTCAGCGCTAAGACCCAGCTCTCTCCCCATTTTTTGTACTTTACTAGAAGCACTGATGGTTAGGTCCAAGAAAGCGGATACTGAGTCGACCATTCCGCCCAAAAGACCGCCGACGAACGGAATATNTNTAAG